ATACTGCCATTTATATTATTGTTAGAAAACGAATCTATCTAAAGACTATACATATTATATAAAGAATGGGAGATACTATCATTGGTGTCCAATTTGGCATTGCCAATCCAGCAGATATTATATCAAGAAGTGTAGTAGAAGTAATAACAGATAAAACAATTCAATCAGAAAAACCAGTTCCAGGTGGTGTATTTGATCCAAGATTTGGAGTAACTGAACATGGTAAAATATGTCCAACATGTAAATATACAAATTTGTTATGCCCTGGGCATTTTGGACATATTCGTTTAGCAAGACCTGTATATCTTTATCAATTTATAGAAATTATTCAAAAATTCTTAGTAGTTGTATGTCTAACATGTTCTAAACCTTATTTACCTAAAGAAGATTTGGAACGTATTTCTCTACAAAAAAATGGTATTGAAAGATTTGATAAAGTACGTGATGCAACTGCTTATTATAAAACTCATATGCCAAAAGAATCTAAGGTTTGTGCACATTGTGGTTCACGTACAATTAAAAAAGTATCTAGAACTGAAGGAACTATTGCATTACAAGCAGAATCGTTTGATGAAGGAGAACCTATGAAACTTCAACCTGAAATTGTTCTAAGATGTTTTCAACGTATTACTGATGAAGATGTTACTCTACTAGGATTTAATCCAAAATTTTCTCGTCCTGATTGGATGGTATGTTCTATTCTAGCAGTTCCACCTCTAACTGTAAGACCATCTGTTATTATGGATGATAATACTAGAATGGAAGATGATCTAACACATAAACTTATTACAATTGTTAGAAATAATGCTAGACTAAGAGAACAACTAGATAAAGGTGCTTCAGCAGAAATTATTGATAATTCTACACAACTTGTTCAATTTGATGTAGCTACATATGTAGATAATGAAATTAAAGGTATGCCACCATCTGCACAAAGATCTGGTAGACCTCTAAAAACATTGAAATCAAGATTTGGTTCTAAATCAGGAAGAGTTCGTGGTAATTTAATGGGTAAACGTGTAGATTTCTCTGCAAGATCTGTAATTACTCCTGATCCTAATATTGATGTAGATCAACTAGGTGTTCCTGAAGAAATTGCTATTAATTTAACTTTTCCTGAAATTGTTACACAATATAATAGAGATAGATTAATGCAAGCTGTTCTAAATGGACCTTTTAAATACCCTGGAGCAAAAAATGTTGAATTGAAAAATGAAAATATTAAGAAAAGACTTGGTTATGTAACTAAAGAATATATTTCATTAAAAGAAGGTGATATTGTTCATCGTCATCTTGTAGATGAAGATGTTGTTCTATTTAATCGTCAACCTTCCCTACATAAAGCATCAATGATGTGTCATCGTATTATTGTTCTTCCTGGATCAACTTTTCGTCTAAATGTTTCAGCAACAAAACCTTATAATGCTGATTTTGATGGTGATGAAATGAATATGCATGTTCCTCAAAGTATAGCAGCAGCAACTGAATTGAAAATTATTGCTACATTGCTAAGACAAATCGTATCACCAAGAAATTGTCAAGCTATTATTGCAGTATTTCAAGATACTTTAACTGGTGCATATAATTTAACTAAACATGATGTTACAGTTCCTGAACATATTGCTATGAATATATTAGCAAGATCAGGAAGACTTGCATCTGAATTTAAAAGATTAGATGCACCTCTAAAAGGTATTGAAATTATGTCACATGCTTTTCCATTAATGGATATTAATTCTGGTATTGTAGTTTCTCAAGGACAAATTATTAAAGGAACTTTAGATGATGGTAAATCAAAAACTATTCGTAAAACTGTTCATACAATTTATAATGATTTTGGTCATGAAATTGCTGGTGATTTTATAAATTCTGTTCAAAATATTGTTACAAAATATAATATGTTTTCTGGATTTTCTACTGGTCCTTCTGATCTAACAGTATCTGCAGAAACATATAAATTAATTGCTGAGAAAATTTTGAAAGGACAAGAAAAAGTTGCACAAACTTTATCAGAAGTTCATACAGGAAAATTTCTAAATTTGAATGGTCGCGCACCAGGAGAAGAATTAGAAAATTTAATTAGAAATGCATTGAAAGAAGATATTACAAGTAAAATTAATTCAATTCTTGTTGATGCACTTCCTGAAACAAATAGAATGATTATTATGTCAGATAAAGGTTCAGGTTCTAAAGGTAAAGCTGATCTAAATTTAATGCAAATGGTAGCAATGTTAGGTCAACAAGAAGTTGATGGTAAACGTATCAGATATATGATGGATGATAGAACTTTACCACATTTTCCTAAATATGATGATGGATTAGAATCACGTGGATTTGTTAAAAATTCATTTATTTCAGGAATTGAACCTGCAGAATTCTTCTTTCATGCTATGGGTGGACGTGAAGGTTTAATTGATACAGCAGTAAAAACTTCAGAATCTGGTTATATTCAAAGAAGACTTGTAAAACTTCTAGAAGATATTCATGTAGCTGAAGATAGATCTGTTCGTGATATTAATGGTGCTATTGTTCAATTTTCATATGGAGATGATAATATTGATTCAATTAGTATTGAAAAACAAGATTGTGAATTAGGTTCTTTTACTATGGAACAAGTTTATAAGATGTTTGCTGCTTCACGTGAAGATTTTGCTGCAGTATCACCAGATACTAAAGAAGGACAAGATTTAATTGAAGATATTTTGAAAGATCGTGAAATGCTTATTAAACATGTATATAAATATACTAATTCATCTGATATTCAATGTCCTGTTAATATGAAAAGATTAATTGAAAAATATAGTAATCCTTATTTACTAAAAACTGATTTGAATGCAGAATATGTTTGTCTTGAATTAAATAAATTATTTAAAACACAATTTATTGAAGATAATTTACTTTTCCATTGTTTAGTTAGATATTATTTAGCACCTAAGAAATCTATTATTGAATATAGATTTACTGTAGCTTTATTTGATGAATTAATTAAAGAAATTAAATTTAGATATAAGAAATCTTTAATTCATCCTGGTGAAATGGTAGGACCATTAGCAGCACAATCTATTGGTGAACCTACTACTCAACTAACTCTAAATACTTTCCATACAGCAGGAACATCAAAAGCTAATGCAACTCAAGGTCTTCCACGTATTCAAGAATTACTTTCAGTTTCACCAAATATTAAAAATCCTTCAAATATTATTTATTTGAAAGGTGAAATTACTGAACAACAAAATGCACAATCTGCAATGAAAGAAATTCAAAAGACAACTTTACGTGATATTACAAAATCAGTTAGAATTTATTATGATCCTAATCCTTTATCATCAAATACTTTAGTTCAAGAAGATCGTGAAATTTTACGTTCATATGAAAAGTTTTCAGTAACTCAAGGTAATACATGTGTATCACCATGGATTATGAGATTAGAATTAGATTCTCAACAAATGATTTCACGTGATATTTTAGATATGGTAAAAATTAGAACTAAGATTGAATCAAATAAATTACTAAAAGTTTATGATTGTGTACATTCTGATACAAATTCTTCAGATAAATTAATTTTAAGAATTACATTTGGACAAGATATTGCTAAGAATGCTTTAGCTTTACGTTTTATTGAAGATAAACTTCTAGATACAATTTTAACTGGTATTGATGGAATTGGTCGTGTATTTCCACGTGAAAAAATGAATGAAGTTATTTATGATCAAAATGTAGGTGGATGGAAATCAGTTAAACAATGGGTATTAGATTCAGAAGGTTCTAATTTGTTAGACTTAATGACATTTAAAAATATTGATTCAACTAAAACATTTTCAAATGATATTCATGAAATTCAAGATGTATTTGGAATTGAAGCTGCACGTCTAGCTCTATATGAAGAATTAATGGATGTATTTAATGCAGGTGGTTCTGGTTCTTTGAATTATCGTCATCCTTGTTTACTTGTAGATGCAATGACATATCATGGTTATCTAATAGCTATTGCAAGATTTGGTATGTCAAAACTAGAAAATGGTGTTCTAGCAAAATCATCATTTGAAATGACTTCAAAAGTATTATTTGATGCTGCAGTATCAGGAGAATTTGATTCTATGAAAGGTGTTTCAGCAAACATTATGTTTGGTCAAAAACCTCCATGTGGAACTGGATTAGTTGATATTTTGATTGATGAAACTAGATTACCTGAAGGACATGAAATTGAAGATACTTATGAAGCTGATTTAGAACATGCAAATAAACTTGTTAAAGATGATGGACATTGTTCTTTAGAAGATATTACTATGGCATGGTAATTTTATCTAATAAAAATTGTAAGTAAATCTGTAATAGCTAAACGTTTACCAAACCCAGTTATACCAATTAATGGTAATGTGGCATTGAGTAAAATAACTCCTACAACTACAAGAAAAGTATATAAAACAGGATTATTTGTAGTTGCTTGCATATGAGGATATAACCAATAAACAATAGCGTAAATTCCTCCTAGTAAAAATAATAAAGGAATTACTATATGTAAAAAATCCATTTATTATAATATTTTTAAAATTTTTAAAATTAATTTGAATACGCTAAACCGGCCATACCAGACATTACACGAAGAATATTGTAATTTACTGCATATACTCTGACATCCCAATTTAAATCATCAGTATTTAATGCAATTTCAGAATCACCAAAATTCATTACAATTGTAGCAGTATCAATACGAGAAAAGTTACATGTTCCAGAAGGTTGATGTTCTTCTGGTTTTAATGCAAAAGAATAAGAATATACTCCTGGATCAGGAGAAATTCCAGAATGATGTTGATAAGATTGAGTTCTAGAAAAATAATTACCAAAACGTTTATCTAATCTATCTTGTCCATTAATTTGAATCCATTGTTCAAAAACAGGATCAACATCATAAGTAAATGGTTTTAGACGAGTTCCTAAACCCGCTCCTCCTGCCATAAGTTTACAATCTCTATAATAAGAAGGTTGAACTACCCATACAAGTTCTTTTACAGGATGATTAAAAGTTAAATCAATTCTATTATTAGAAGCAACAAGAGATTTTTCTTCATTATATTGAGTTTGTTCAATTAAATATTCATGTGAAGCTTGTGCCATACGACGACGTTCTTCAGTATCTAAATAAACATAATCAATATATAATGCTGCATTTGAAGCTAAAGGTAAAGTATTAAGACCAGTCTCAAAATTTCCTGCAATAAATTGAGGTTCATTCCAATAAATATTAATTTTTACTTCATGATATTGAAGAGCAATTAAAGGTAATGCAGCACCAGGATTTTTAGTAAAAAAGAATTCTAAAGGAATATAGCAAATGTTAGGAGCTCTTTGACGTCCAGTAACATCTCCACAACCGGATGAATTATTTAATACTGTAGCATCAGCATTTAGACAATCTTTAGATAGTAAATCTTCTAATTTATCTCGTTGATCCATAGGTTTAGATAATTTAGACCATACATATAACCATTCACCATATAATCTATCAATAATTTGCCCACCAATATCTAATTCTGCATATTTAACTAAATTAAAACCAAGAGATTCTTTTTCATTATTCCATTGATAATCAGCACCATTTCTATCTACTTTAGGTAATTCTACTTGGATATAAGTAGAATATAATAAATCTGCATGACGACCAATAATAGCAGTTTGTTTAGTTCCCCATTGAGCTTGTCCTGAAAAATTTACACGAAAAGGTTCCATAGCAAAATTTGTATGGCGTTTATACATTGCTTTCCAAAACGTAATCTGAGGATTCCCAGTTAAATATGCGTCTTGGGCTCCATATGCTACAAGTTGTAATAAACCACCTCCCATTTTATCTTATACCAAATACTCTTTTCTTTTTAGTGCTGACGTCTTTTCTTATGAGTTTTACGACGACGACCTCCAACAGCTGATGATACAGAAGCATCAGAAGGTTCAACTACAGTATCTTTAAGATCACGTGCTGGTTCTGGATCAGCACCACCGTGTTTTTTATAAGATGATTTTGCAGCTTTTAATACAGATTTAAACCAACCTTTACCCATAGATTTCTTTTGTCCAGACATTTTCTTCATAGTTTTCTTAACATGCATCATCCATTTATTTGCCATTTTATTATGAACGCGAGATAATTTAATAATTTTAAATAATTATAGATTTATCTCCTGTTTTAGGATTAGAATCATATATTGGTGAAGTATGCATCATAGGTTGAAATGAATGTGTTTGTGGATCTGGTAATACAGGTGTTCTAAGTTCTACAGGTTTAAAACGTAAATGTTCAGGTTTTAAAATAATACTACCTTGTTGAAATTTTTCTATATTTAATTCCATCATTGAATCTAATGAACCATAATTCATTAAATTCCATTGACAACCATAACCTGAAACTACTATAGGATTATTATTTTTTAAATCAGGATCAGGATCAGGTATAACCATACAAATAGATTTTTTATTTGATTCTATTAATTCTTCATGATCATAAGGTTGTGAAGCTTGCATATAAGTTAATCTTCTTAAATCAGAAGTTGACCATGATAAATTAACTAATTCATGCATTTTAGTATGTGTCATAGCACCACCAGAAACAATTATTAATTTACCTTTTAAATTTTCAATAGGTTCTTGTGCTAAATTTTTACGATGAAATGCATATTCAGGACCTAATAAAAATCTTCCTAAGGTATCTTTAATAATTTGTGAAGATGCATTTAATGTATTAGTATTTTCTGTATGAAACATTAAACTTAAAATAAATGGATCACTAGATAAAGTTCCACTAAATGCAGAATTTCCTATAGCAATACAACATTTTTCTAAAGTGACAGAATTTTTAGCATAATCATAACCTAAAGTTTCATTTTTTAATCCTACTACAGGTATACCACCATCATCATAAATATCTAATTCAATTAATCTTGCACCAGCTTTTACAACTAAAGGAATAATTTCATCAGATATATAATCTGTTACTTCAGAACCTGGAAATACTGTATATGATGATGAAGCAATATAATAATCACATAATTTATGATTTTCTCCACCTAAAGGAGCTAAAGCTATAACTTTTTCATATATATTTAAATTTGTTTTAGCACGTTGAACTGCATCTGTTGGACTTGAAGTCATACTATATAAAATGATAGCAATTACAAATACACCCGCAAGAATAATATATGGAGTATAATTGAAAAATACTTCAATGTCCATTTATCATTTAGTTCTAAAAAGAACATTACGAAAAGCATTCATAACATCATCAGGGATTTTTTCATCCATAGGAATATTATTTAAGCAACAATGATGAAAAAATAAGGAGTACATACCACATTCAGAATCTTTATATTGATGTCTAGTAGTATTATATGAAGTTTCCATTTCTTTATCATGTATTTTCATAGAATCCCATTCAGTTTTCCATCTTAACATTAATCTTTGAATTTCCTTTTCAGGTTTTTTTGCATAAGAATCAAAATAAGTTATTCTTGGATCTATATCTGGACTTATATCACAGTATAAAGCCATCCAATGTTCACCTGGACCAGTATGAACATCTGTATTAAATACAATACCAATTTTAGTTTTACCTTTTTTATATAAATCACGTAAATTAGTAGAACATAAAGTATCAACTATACATTTTCCTTCAGGTGATTTTAAATCAAAATCAATACTAATACAACCTAAAAAAATATAATCTTTAAATAAAGTTTCAAATTCATGTTCTACTTGATTAATTTCTTGATCTGATAACCAATCACTAGAATTTGAAATCCATGAATCTGGTGCTTTAGGTCTATTCATCATATGAGAAACAATACATTCAGATCTACCAGTTTTACATCTAGAAGCAAATTTATTTAATAAATCTTTCCATACTTGTTGTGGAGAACCTGATTGAATACTATCTTTAAATTTTTTATTATATACATTTCTTAAATTTTCAATTTCATTTATATCAAACATTCTTATCTTATTCTTATTATAATTTATAATTTATAAATTATAAATATAATTAAAAACGGATTGTTTTTTTATAGAAAAGATAGTTTATAGTTAATTACCAATCATTGGTTATAAAACTTGATAAATGTATTAAATCTTCTCTTCCTAATTTTGAAGTAACATAAATCTTGTTTAAATAATCTGTGAATGGAAATTAACTAGCAAATTAAAATTTGATATGGAAATCATTTTAGATGATTACAGTTTATAACGGAATGTTGTTATAAACCTAATAAGAGACAAACTTATTAGAAGGAAAATATTTAATTGTATATATTCATTCTGTTAAATGGATATAAATAATTAAATATATAGACATGGAAACATGATATTAATATAGCGAAACACGGCTATAGTTAGGAAATTTTATAATTAACAGATTGTAAACGTTTATGTATGTGCTCATAAATGAAAAAAATTTAAGGGAACACTTTTAAGAGTGTTACTGATATAATGCGTAGGTTGAGCATATATCCTTAATTTCCCAGTTATAAGAAACTGAGACTTTTTGATTTTAAATGTAAATATTTTATAATATTTTTAAAAATGGAATAAACTTTTCATACTTTTTTTATTATAAATATAGTAGGAAATGGAAATATATATTAATCTTCGAAGAAGTATTGCATTAGCTAGACAATTAGTTAAAGAATATGATGAAACTCATGATGCAAAGATTCTAACTCATTTAAGTATAGTTAAACAGGGTATTGAAGAACTTATTATACAATTAGAAAATTTTAGTATTACTTCAGGATAATATTAATAATTAAAAATTAATAATAATTAAAATTAATAAAACGGAATTATTTTTTTTTAATTATTAAAAATAAAAAAAATGAATGATGAAGATAAGAATTCTTTACGCGAATATAGTCGTCAACTTGCACTAAATCAAAGTGTATTAGATGAACTAAGTGTAAGAAGAACTGTAATTAATCAACAAAAAATTGAAATTGAAAATAATATTAAAACTATTATTCAAAAACCAGAATATTCTCAAATTAATCAATTAGCACTTTCAGATGGTAAAACAATTAGAATTATTAGACAATATTCTAAAGGTTGGTCACTTCCTAAAGGAAAATTTAGAAATTTAATTCATGATTTCTGGAGTTCAACTCAAGAAAAAACTCCTGAAAATCTTATTAATTATGTTTATCATATTATTAATATAGAATCACAAAGTAATGAACTAAAACTTGAATTGCGTTAAAAAACGGACTTATACATTAAATAATTTTTTATTGTAATAAATGGAATATAATCCTTATAATCCTAAAAATATTTCATTTAAAGAAAAAGATATATTGAAAATCCTGGAAAACCATGATGTTCAATATACTATAACAAATCAAGATATATTTCAAAATGCAATGATACACTCATCATATGTTTCACGTTCAGAATATGTAACACCACAAGGAGACCGAACTATTCTTGTAGATAAACCTTCTAATTGTCTAAGTTTATTTCCTGAATCATATGAAAGATTAGAACATTTAGGTGATTCAATTTTAGGTGCAATTACAGCAACTTATCTTTCAAAAAGATTTCCTATGCAACAAGAAGGTTTCTTAACAAATTTAAGAAAAGAAATTGTATGTAATTCTATGTTAGGTTCATTAACACAAAAAATAGGATTAGATAAATATTATGTTATTTCAAGACATAATGAAGATATTTGTGGAGGAAGAACAAATACTAAAAAATTAGGTGATATTTTAGAAGCATTTATAGGTGCTTTATGGACAGATTCTGAAAATAATTTTCCTATAGTTTATAAATTTGTTGTTTCATTAATAGAAAAATATATTGATATACCTAAAATATTACAAAATGATACAAATTTTAAAGATCAATTACAAAAATATTGTCAAACATTTCTGAAATATACACCAATTTATAAAATGATTTCATCTATAAATGGATATACTATGATTGCTTTAGGTCAAGATAAAGAAATTGGTAGAGGATTTTCACAAACTAAAAAACAAGCTGAACAATTAGCTGCACAAGAAGCTTTAGAGAAATTACGTTCTTAAGTTAATGTAAGATTAGTTGTTCTTGGTATTCTAGGTAATCTTCTAGATAAAAGTTCTTTTTGTGTTCCACCAACTGACATATCTTCAGCACCTTCAGGAACACCTTCAATAGCACGTAAAACTTCAGCTACACGTTGTGGTTGATCAGCAAATTGAAGTAAGAGTTGTGTTCTAACAATTTGTCTTTTCAAAGGAGGTTTAGATTGTCTTACAGTTCTTGCAATAGTTCCTGATGAATTACCTTCTAAATTAAAATTATCAACTTGATTTTCTCTCATAAATTCTAAAATTTTTTGAGATAACATAAGTTTTTGATCACGTAGAATTTTTTGTTGTTTTTGTAATTCTCGAACTTGATCATCAAAAGAAATCCATTCTTTAATTATAAGTTTGATTTCTTCAGCGTCCCCCATTTCTTTTTATGAGGACGAGAACTTGTAAGCCGTTTAGCTCCTATTACTCCTAATCCTTGATTTAATTGATATTTAGCTTTATAAGGTAATGCAGTTCCTAATGAATTAATTTTATTTACTTGTTGTTGTGCCATATCTTGTGCAATATTTTGTGCTGCATCTAATGATGTAGGTATATTATATTTTTGAGCTAAAACTTGAGCAGAATTTGTTATAGAAGGTAATTGATAAGAATCTATATTATCTAAATCTGGAATATATTCTGAAATTAATTGTGCTTCTTCATTACCAAAAGATAATCTAATATTTTCAATTAATTTTTGTCTTTTTTCAGATAAAGTTCCAGCTTGTTTTTCTACAGATAAAGCTAAAGATCTTAAAGATGTTCCTATAAATGGTAACATTAAAAAAGAATCTACTATAACAGCTCCATCATCTCCTTGAGTAAAATGTAAAATATTATTAAAAGATATTAATATTGATGAAATCATTGTAGCTATTAAACCACTTACAGGTCCAACAATTGGTAATTCATTTGCTATATTTTCAAGAATTGTTACATTCATAGGAATCATTTCAGTTATAAAATCTAAAATAAGACCATAAACTTCTCCTAATTGATAATTTTCACGAATATGTTTAAATATTTCAAGTCTTTCTTTAAATAATGATGCAGTATCCATAAAATTAGCTAAAATATCTGGTGACCATTTATAAATCCATCCTAAAAATTGTCTAAAAACATTATTTAAAAAAGGATATTTAGATTCACCTCCACGCATAATAGACATATCAAATATTTCTTCAGATTCTTTTTCTGTAAATAAAGGTTGACCATGAGATAAAATATCTTGACGTAATTCATTAGCTGATCTATATTTTTGTAATTTTATATATTCATATAAATTTAAGAATCTTATTAAAGTTTTAGCAAATTTAGGATTCTTTGATGATTTTAAAACGTGTTTGTACAAAGATAATTCTTCAGGATTATCAGTATTTTCTTCAAGATTCCACACCATTATTTGACTACATAGAAATTCATATTTGTATTTATACAAAGATGTCAATTGCTCCAAAAGATGAATCTATAATTGAATGGTCATCACAATTAGAAGACATTTTAGCTCAAGAAGGTGAACGTTGCCGAGGTTTAGCATGGTTACATATTCGTGCTGAATCTTTAACATCGAAATATAATACATTTGTTCAAGTTCCTGTTATAGTTTTATCTACTTTAGCAGGAACAGCATCTGTAGGTTCAGCAACATTATTTGGTTCTGGACCAATATCTTCAATTGCTATTGGTTTAGTATCAATTAGTGTAGGAATTTTAAATACTTTAGGAAGTTTTTTTGCATTTGCTAAAAGAACAGAATCTCATCGTATAGCACATTTAAATTATTCTAAATTATCTTCAAAAATTAGTATTGAATTATCTTTACCACGTGATGAAAGAATGTTAGCTGAACCATTTTTAGAAAATATTCGTGAAACGATGGAACGTATGGCAGAAACTACACCTATGGTTCCTGAAACAATTCTTTTAGAATTTAATAAAAAATTTAAAGGTGAAACTGATTCTGATGAAGGTATAGCATTACCAGTTGAAACTAATGGATTACATAAAATAAAAATTTTTAGAGGAAGAACACATGTTAATACACCTGTAGATGCATCTTCAGTAACTATTCGTATAGCTTAAATTTAAAATTTCCATGGTTTTCCACATTCTAGACAAGTAACAAAAGTTGTCATAGGTTCATCTGCAGAACGTGTTTGCATTTGATAATAATCACATTTAGATTTCTTTTTACAACGTGAACAAAATAGATATAGTGCAGCACTAGAAGAATTTGAATATAATTTAATTTCAGCTTCCATCATTTTAGTAATAGATTCTTTCCATAAATGTGGACACATTTCTTCTGCAGTCATATTAACAAATGTTTTTGCAGAAATTTCACCTGAATTAATTTTAGATGCCCATTCTGTTTTTATTGTTCCATCAGTTCTTAAATTTTCATAAATTGAAATGGCTTTACTTCTATAAGTATTCCAAAATATTTTATTAGACCAATCTACATCAATACATGCATTTTTACAAAATTCTACTACATATTTCAAAAGTTCATCTTCAATTTCTCTAGGATTTTTCAAAAGTTCTTGAAAATTTTGAATAGTTTTATCACGTATAGCACAATCAATAAATACATTTTTTGTTTTAACAATTATAGGTTTAGAACTTACTGGACGAATAATTTCTTCAATTTCTTCTTCTTCTTCTTCTTCCTCTTCTTCTTCAGAATCATTAAATGTCCATTCATGATATAAAGTTTCATAATCTTCAACTGAAATATCTATATATGAAGAAGAATCTTTTTGATAATCATCTTGTTCAGATTGACTTAGAAGAACTACAATATTTCCAGAAAATGTTTCTTCATCTAAAGGAGATGGTAACATATGTTGATTAATATCTTCTTCTTCTTCAGAAATACATGCAAATACAGAAATATGTGAATCATTTAATGGATGACTAATATTTCCTTGAAATTGATAAAGTTGATTTTTGTATTTTTTACGAATCCATCCTAAAACATCATCTGTTTTAATATTTATTTGATTTAAAAGTCCATTTGAACTAATAACAATTCCAAGAACCATTCTTGATTTATTAAGATTATTGTTTCAAAATGTAAATTCCATTTTAAAAGAAGATACTTATTAATAATAAAAGCTTTCAGGAAAAAATGGCTTATGTTCCTCCTTCTATGCGTAATAAAAAAGTAAGTAATCAAAATCTCAATGAAGAAATGGAAATAGTTGCTCAAAAACCTGAAAAAGTATTTCCTTCTTTGCTAAAAGAATCTAATATTAATAATATTAAGAATTATACTAATAACACTAATAATAACTTTCTAAAAAAAGTTGAAAATTGGAGAAATGAAAATGTTCTTAAAGTTCAAGAAGTAGAAGTTAAAAAAGATGTTAATAATATTAAGATTAATAATATTAATAATACTAATAACAATACTAATAAGTTCAATGGACTACCTAAAAAAACACCACAAATTATTGTAGCTTCACAAAAAACAGTAGAAACTATTGAAACTAGTCCATTTTGGGAATTTGAAACTCAAGGTAATTGGATTGATCCTTATGCAGCAAAAAGACGTAAAAATGCAAGAGCAAATGCTCGTAGAGAAATTCGTCGTATTCAACGCCTTAATAAAGAAGTTCTTTCAGATGAAGAAGATGAACAAGTTATACAAATTGCTGAAGAACCTGAAACTATGTGGAAGGATTAGAAATTGGTAATTTAGGTGGTAAAATATTTAATCCTTGAGTATCACGAATTCTAGGTCTTAATAAAAATGTTACCCAACCTATTGTCCATGCATAAATTGTACTTGGAAGATTAATAAGAATTTCTAATAAATAATCAAACATTTCACGTGACCATTTAGCTACAGGTTTTAAAAATTCAGTACTAAATGGACTAGAAGTAGCACTTGAATAACCTAAATAACAACCTATACCAATTGCTACAAGCATTAACCAAAATTCTACAGTTCCTACAATACCACCATTAGAAGCTACATGATGACTTAAAGCTTTTCTACTTTTACCTAGTAAAGTTGTTGGATTTTTATTATCATCTTCTTGTTCTTTTGAAGTTTTTTTCTGATTTTTTAAATCTATTCGCGAACCACTTGCACTTACTGATGGCATAGATGTGCTTCCAGTAGGTTTTAGACGCAAATACATTTTTCCATCATTTGGCATAACACCTGAAAGATTTTGTGTATCATTATAAAATACTTCACGTGAACCTTGTGCAGTTAAACTTCTTGAACCAGCTTCAGAATTTCTAACTAAATAAGCAAAATCACCTGTATCCATATTAATCATAGTTTTAAATACTACCCATTCACATGGTGAACATGGAGGAACAACAGTTGAACCATCATAAGTATAATATGGTGAACTTGTTGGAACCATCATAGATAAACTCCATTCTTGTAATTTAATTTGTGTATCACCAGTAGATAAACCATAAGGAACAAATTGTTTAAAAAATGTATATGATGAAGTTTGTGAAGGATTTACTCTAAATAATGATGAAACACAAAGAAGTTCACCAGTAGGTTTTTTAAATATTGCTGTAACTTCACCATCTGCTTGTACACCTTCAAGAGTATGATGAGAAGGATGATTTATATGTAACGCTTGACATACATAAGATTGTCCTCGAAACTTACATGAACCTAAACTATTACTAGATAAAATTAGTCCTTCATCTGATATACTTACAGTAGCTTGTGAAATATAATCATCATCCATAACAAGATCACATGTTATATTACAAGGTTTAGCAGAACTTTGTGATAAATTGATAGGACTTTGATTTGCTGATAAACATTGTGGAGGCCATGAAGTTTGAGATGAGAATAAACTCATTTCTTATTTGTTAAATACAAATAAAACTTATCATAGAATAAATGGCTGAAGATTTAAGCGGTCCTGGATGGATAGCATTTTGGAGTTTATTAGGTATTATAGTTTCTTTAGGTTTATTGTTTTATATTACAAAATATATGTCACAAAATGGAATAACAACTGATCCTTTTACTGATTTATTTGGTGGATTATTTGGTGGATTATTAAGAATAGTATTAAATATTATTCCTATAGGTTTATTTACATTTGGTATTGTTGCTGATATAGTAAAAACAGAACTTAGAGCAAGTATTCCTACTATAGGAACATTTATAACATTAATATTAATTAGATTAATTTCTTCAATTAAATCACCAAGTAATTTTCCTTTATTTGATTCTCAATCAGAATCTAATAGTGCTAATTTTTGGTGTTCATTACCAGGTTTAGAATTTCTTGAAAATCCTTTTTTTCCAAGTTCTATTTTATCAACAGCAATTATTGGATTTTATTATATATGGTGGTCACTTGGTACTTCTAAACAAACATTAATTTTATCATATATGAGTTTTGCAATTTCATCAACATTAATACAATTTAAATTAGGATCATGTGAAAATTTATATTATCCTATAATTCCTTTATATAATGGTGTTGGTGTAATTTTACAAACATTATTATTAGGTTTAGGAATTTCAGGATTTTTATATGGATTAATTTGGGGAGTTTATAGAAATTTAGATCCTTTACAAGGATTAAATGTTCTTGGAAGTTCTGCACCAACAACTTCACTAGGTAAATATTCTTGTCCTGGACAAAATCCTCCAGATAAAAATGGTAATTGTTGTCCAGTAGGAACTATGCCAGATTCTACAGGAAATTGTACATCACCTAGTTCAAATACAACATGTCCAGTTGGACAGAAATTTTTTGAAGCTGATTCAGTTGGTCCAGCAGGATGTAGATGTCCTAATGGTTCTTTACCTATTAATGGTGGTTGTCCATATTCATCTAATCAATCTGGTGTAGCTCAAGAAGGTGAACAAACTTTTGTTGCAGAATTATATAAAAATGGTCAATTAGTTACAGATTCACTTTCTAATTAGTTAAAATTTTATAATAACCAGTAATATCAGTTCCTGAATGTTTTTTAATATTAGTTGAAGTTTTAACAACCATTGTAGGAACTTTTTGAATATCAAATTCTTTTGCTTCTGATGAATTCAAATCTAGAAATATCCATTCTAAAGGAAAATCTTCTTGTAATTCCTTTAGAGCAGGTTTAATTTGTTTACATGGTGCACAAGTTTCTGAAGTAAACATATATACTTTAGAACTCATCCCGTTACTTTAGAATCTTGAATTAATTTAGTTGTTGAAATACGAATAAATTTTGTTTTATTAATATTTTGTTGTTCTAGTTGATATCCATTTTTCTTCATAGTTTTTTGAAATGCTGTAAATAAAGCATTTTTTAATGCAGTTTGATCTAATTTATCAAAATTTTTAAAACACCAATCAGTAATTTTCTTTTGTTCTAAAGGTGGACCCATCAAAGATAAAGATAATCCAGGTAAAACATCTTCATTTCTTTCAAATACTTGTTTATTTTCTTCAGATTCTCCTAATAAAATTCCTGTTGCCATCTTATCTACAATTTCATTATTTAAAGATAAATCATCTTTTTTACCTGTATGTGCTCTCACATGAACAATTTTATATTCCTTAAATTTTAGTAACATATCATTCAAAGGTTCAATTAAATCACGATGTTTTACATCACCACCTTCAGTAGTTTTCCATCCTTTTTTAATCCATGAAGATAACCATATACTTAAACAATTTTTAGAATATAAAGAATCTGTATAAATTTCTAATGAGATGTCTAAAGGAGATTTTTCATAAACAATTTTTACAGAATCATGTATAGCTTTTAATTCTGCTCTTTGATTTGTTTGTTGTTCATTTGGAGGCATTTTTGTAGCAAATGACCATTCTTTTTGTTCTGGAAACCAACCAGCATAAGAAGCTGAAGCTCCTACTTTACCATTTGATTTACAAGCTCCATCAGTAAATACTCTCATTCTAATTCTTTATACTTAGGTTGATGTATAAAAATAGGCATCCGTTTTGTAACACAACGACTTAAAATAGCTTGTTGTAAAGAAGTAGGATCTTCAATATGAAACCATACTCTATTTTTAAATGAACGTTGTTCTAATTGTCTTCTAAGCATTTGTTGACATGCAAATGTTAGAAATTCTGAATGCCATATTAAAAGTATTTTTAATTTTGCATGATTTTTAGGTACTCTAGATATCCACATATCAAACCATGGAGCAAATGTTTCTACTGAATATAAAATAGAAGCATCTACTTCTTCAAATTCAAGATCTTTATATGTTTCTTTATATTCCGTCCATGCTTTAAAAGTTTCTTTATCATTTAAGGGTTCAAATAAAACATAATGAGGTGGTGGATATTCCATTATTTATTTAGGCGCATCTTCTTTAGGTTCTAAAACGCGTTTAATTGCAATACCTGCATCAACAATATATAAAGAATTTTCAGTCATAACTACATAACAAGTTTCACATTTAAAAACTGTTTGAATAGTTGAAGTATATTCATCAGTAGTTTTAACAAGATATTTAGTAGTTCCTTGAACACCAATGCAACATTTCTTTTCTAATGAATCACGATAATAATCTAAATAAATAGGTTTATCTTCATCAATACTAACTTGTGCTGCTCTTAAAAGAACATTTGCAGAAGGTACAGACATTTTATGAATTATTAATAGAATATTTAAATTTTCTGGACGCATTTTACAGCATCTTCCAATTTAAATCTTGATCTCATATTTAGTGATGGAAGAGAATCACGAGGTCTTTTCAAAATTTCATCTAGTTTTGTAGAAATAAGACCACGTAATTCAATAGCTTGTGGTTTTAGAAGTTTAGCAATTTCAAATAGAAAATCAGCAAATTGTGTTGTATTTTCTTCTGATTGTTCAGATTTAGGTTCTATAATAGTATTTTGCAAATCTTCAATAACTTTTTGCATTGATTCTTGTAGTGCACGACCACTTACAAGATCACGAGTAAATAAATGAGTTAGAAATCTTGCATATCCTCTTCTAACATCTTTTTGTTTAGACCATAGAACAACTTTGTTTTCAAATTCTGGATCTTCAACTTTAGGAAAGAGCAAAGTTTCACTCATATCATACAATGAACTAAACATTTGAACATGTGTTTCCAAATCTTCAGAAATTTCTGGAATTTGTGTATTTAGTTTTTGTGCAAGATCTGCCATTAGACCAGCATAAGCTGAACCTTTAATAGCTTTATCAAATAGCAAAGTAGTTACACGTAGACGAAATTCTTTATCACGTGATTTCAAAATTCCTAAGGCTTCATCAGATAGTTTTTGCATTGTTGGTGGTGCAATTTTATTAAGAATCATAAAGATTTCATCATATTGTGGATCATCAGTTTCTCTAACTCTTCTAACCATATCTACAAGAATTTTAGTTCTCCAATTATCTTCAGATTGTTTAGACATTTTCTTTTGTGGACGTGAAGGTCTATAAGCTGCAGGAACTAATCTAAGTTTTCCAATACTTTCCATAATTTTTTTAGGTAATACTAGTTTATCCATAAATCTCAACGAGTAAATTAGGGCATTTGTTGTCATTTTGTTTTTTATTAATTAAAGTTTTTAATATGAAAACGAATTCGTTTTAAGACTGTGATTATGTTATAATAAAAAAGAAATGGATATTAATTTTGCTAAATGGATTTTGTGGTATCACGATCCTGAAGTAAAAGATTATTCACTAGAAAGTTATATTCAAATAGCAGATCTAACAACAGTACAACAATTTTGGAGTGTAATTGATACAATTCCTAAAGAAGCATGGGAATGTGGAATGTTCTTCTTTATGAAAAATGATTGTCCTCCACAATGGGATGCAAAACAAATGGAAAAAGGTGGAACATGGTCTAAAAAAATAGATGCTCAACAAGCACATACATCTTTTGTTGATCTAATGGTTCATTGTATTTCTGATGAATTACTTATACAAAATAAAGATACTTTAGCAGGTATTTCTATATCTCCTAAAGGACAATTTCATATCATTAAAATTTGGAATACTAATAAGAAATTTTGTGATAAACAACTTCTAAATCAAAATCTAACTTATTTTAAAGTTTCAGATGATGTTACGTATACTTTTAATGAATCAAGACCGAAATAGCATCATACAATTCCTTAGATTGTTCATCATTAACTAAATATTTACCATAATTATTAAAATTCAATAAAAATACTGATGGTCCATAAAGTTCAGATGAATCAATATTATTTTTAATTGCGCCTAATAAATATTGAGCAGCAGATTCCTTTGTTGAAGAAATTAAATACACCATATTTTTTACTATATCTGGTAAAATAGATTTTTCGAATAATTCAGTATACACTATACCCGGATGAACGCATACAATTTTAACATCTGTATATTTTTGAAGTTCTTTTGAATATAGAATCATTGCTAATTTAGATTGTTGATACATGACTTGCGAATCTAATTCATGGATGTCTATATTTTTTTTAAAATACTCTGTATTAATACGTAAATACGGGATACAATATGATATACTAGCATGATTAATAATTTTTGAATTTGGTTTTTTTTCTAAAAGAGGAAGTAATTCTTGAGTTAATACAACATGTGATAAAAAATTTGTTTGAAGTTGTATTTCATATCTATCTTTTGTTAGTGCAGGATCTACATTTGAAATTCCAGCATTATTAATCAAAATATCAATTCCTTGAGGAAAAAGTTTTGATATTTTCTTTGCCGCACGTTTGACGCTTTTAAAAGATGTTAAATCACAATTAATGGCAATTATTTTTTCAAATTCTTTTTGTAATGCAGAAGAATGTTTGCTTTTTCGATTGAGTACAATAACAGTTGCTTCTTCATAAAGATGTTTCAGTAATGTTTTTCCAATTCCAGATGAACAACCTGTAATTACAATAATTTTTCCAGTTAATTTAGTTTTTGAAATTTCAGGAGGATTAAATAATGTTTCTTGAGAATTTATATACAATAAAGGAACAAGAATTGAACATAATGCTAAAGATAGTATTGTATATCCATAAAAAAAAAGTTTTAGTATTGCAATGCTTGAAATAGGAGCAGCAATAAAATATTTAATAATATAATTTGCAATTGTTTTTGTTACTTTGTGATTGAGAACATATCCAAAAAATGATGCAGGACCACACCATTCTTTTGTAAAAAATTCCCGCTCAACTCTTGAAAGTATACAACCGTGAAAAAAATAATTTGAATAAATTGTTATAAGCCATAATAATACATAAATAAAATATGTACTATCAACTTTATACCAAGTTAATGCAAATAGTATAGTTAATCCAAATAATACATGAATAACAACTACAAAACTACCTAAATAAAAATCTGATAGACCTGAACGTTTAAGAAAGTCAACTAAACAGTTAACTACAAATTCCGTATTTTCTTTTGATGGATGTAACATATTACATGAATAATACGTTATTATTCAATAAAATTAAACACACAATTCAGTAATATGATTATTTCGTTATTATTAATAATTTATATTTCCTATTATATTTATGGATTTATGTACAAACATTTTTTAATTACTGAATTAAATTTAACTGAACGTTATGGAAAAAATACATGGGTTTTTATCACTGGATGTAGTCAAGGACAGGGAAAACGTTTTGCTCTTGAATTTGCTAAAAGAGGATTTAATATAATTTTATCAGGATTCAAAGAAATTTTAGATGTAGAAAAACTTATAAATACAAAATATAATGTTAAAACTAAAAGCGTAATTGTTGATTTTTCACACGCATATCAAGATGATTTTTTTACACAATTTGAAACTCTTTTTGATGAATTAGATATTTCTATTTTAATAAATAATGTTGGATATAGAACTGGATGGACAAAATATCATGAAATGCCTAAAAAGACAATTAATGATACAATTACAGTTGGAACTATAGTTCAAGCAAGATTAACACAACTTGCTGTTAAAAAGTTTATAGAAAGAAAAGAATATTCAGCATTAATTAATGTGACAAGTTTTTGTACGTTACCGTCAATAATACCAGGAAATAAAACATATTTAACATCTCCATACATATCAGTATATGAAGCTTCTAATGCATTTGGATTTTTTCATTCAAATTCTATTCAAAAAGAATATGGAGATCAAATTGATATTTTGAATATTACGCCTGGTCCTGTTATAACTGAAAACACTGAATATCTTAAAGACATTCCTTTCAAGATTCCATGTAAAGATTTTGTAAAGAATGTTTTAAAAATGCTTGGAAATTATCATGGACCTGTATTCGCTTACTGGGGACATGAATTTTCTTCAATTTTTTTAAGTATATTTAATGCCGATTATTTTGATTATGTTTTTAGAAGAATTAGTAAAACAATTGCTAAGCAGTACATGGCATCAAACATAACTTAATTTCACCTAAATTTGCTACAACATATCTAAACATTATAAACCAACTATTTTTCATATGAATTTCTAAATTATTACATAGGTTAGTACATTTAGTAAATAACCCTAAATGCATTAATGAAAAATTACCAGAAACAATTTCATCACCTGTATGTTTAGTAATATTAAATTCAGATTCACCATCACCCATAGTAGTAGTTCTTGAAGCAAAATGTCCTTTACATGAAAAAGTTAAAGATGAACCAACATTAGTAATTTCTACAGTTTTTGCGGATAATAAAGTCATATCTCTACATAATTTTTGAAAATCCATTGATGGCATCATAATTCTTGTAGAAAATTCAGTATCAGGTAATTTAATTGCAGGTTCATCACGATCAAGTAAATTTAATTTATATTTATGTACTTGTTTCTTTTCAGAATTTTCCATAATGATACAAAGAGAATTTAAATCATCTTGATCAACTTGAAATGTTATAGTATCATCATTAACTGCAGTTCTAATAATTCTATGAAGATGATCAGTATTAATACCAATAATAAATTTAGGTGTTGATTTATTATACGAATATTTTTCAAATTTATCTGCATGTAAAATTAAATGAACTAATACAGTTCTAGTATTATCCATAGCAATCATACGAATACCATCTTTATCAAAAATTAAAGACATTTCAACTAAAATAGAACGTAAAGCTTCAACTAAAGTTCGAATAGCACCAGTTTGAACAGTTTTTGCTTCAACTGCCAACATTTTTAATTTAAAAGATTTTCCTTGTTTAAGTTTTAATTTTTAATTTTGTTGACGATTTTTCATTGTTGTATGACGTTTTATAGATATAATACGTCCATATTTATTTTTCATTAAATCATCTTTAGTTAATCCACCTGGAGTTTTTTCTGCAGAACCATTCCATACCATTCTTCTAGAACCTTTCTTTAAAGTTTGTTGAGGCATATTATATTAAACTGCGTATTAATTATTAAAAAGTTAATATCCTGTGAAAATAACATGGATATAAAAAATAATCTTGAAGCAGTAGTTATTTTAACAACATCATATGAAATAATTAGTGGACAATTATTACGATTCGTAAAACAATTTGAATATATGAAAAAAAATGATCTTGATTTAATTGTTTGTATTAATAATATTGATCATGATTCATTAGTTCTAGTTGAAACATTATCTTATTATGGCAGAATTTTTAGTTCTATTGAAACAATATATATTAATATTCCTGAAAAAGATGACGTGTATACAAGATATTCTGATAGTAGTTCATATATACCCGAATTAGGATTTATATCAGGTCCAAATATATTATTTTTTGAATCAATTGAAGCATGTAGAAAATACGATACAATTCTTCTTTTAGAAACAGATTGTTTATTGAAACAAAATGTTTTTGATAAATCAAAAAAATATATTGATAGTGCTGGTGATTTTTTAATTAGTGGTGCTATATATGATGGAAATGCATATATTAATATTTCAGATCAGATGTTCTTTCACTTAAATGGAGTTGCATTTTATAAAACTGGTAGTGAAGATTTACATACATTATTACTAAATGTTAAAAATAATATGAAACATTTAGTTAAAAATACTAATAATAAAGCAATTGCTTATGATACTGAAATAACAAGTTATATTGTAAATAAGTTAAAAGAAAATCCATATGATAAAACGATGAGAAATTTCTATAGAAAACTTCTTCGAACAACATTAATTATTAATTGTTCTCCACACGCAGATAGAGCAATTTCACCTGAACAAATTAATTCAGAATTTCCTCAACATGTTATTTTACATAAAAAAACTTGATAGATTAGTAGAAGTTTCAATTAATAAAGATGGATCTATAAATAACTTATAATTTTCAGATATACGTAAATTAAAACTTATATGTCCATCATCACTATAAAATGTATCATTTAAAACATAAGTTTTATAAATACCAAGACCACCAAATGCAGATTTAACTGGAATTAATTCACTATCAGATGGAATATGATATTGTAAACGTTTACGAATTGAATCTTTTATTTCCTCATTTTGTTCTGCATGATATTCTTTAGTTTCATTTGTTATTAAAGAATCAATATCATAATATTTATATGTTTGATTTGCAAAAACAACATCCCATTTATCTGAATAAGTAAAACAATTAAACATTTTTGGTTTGAAATTAGCATGTATATTACTATCTAATGTATCTTTATCAATAACAATCATATAATCAAATTTTGATTTATTTTGTTTAACAAAATTCAAATATAAATTTCTTGATTTAGTTTCATCACTATCATAAAACATCATTGAATTACAAATATTTTTATAATATGCATTTTGTTGATTAATAAAATTATAACTAATAACTAAAAAAGAATATCTAAATAATAATCTTAATGTTGATAATTTTACTATAGTATTTGAATCTGGTATTTCATCTAATACTATACAAATACATACACTTTCATCATATTTATAATCAGGACTATTATAAATTTCATAATTAATATTACTACTTATAACTGTATCATCTTTTATTATACTTCTAACAATTGTTTTCTTTTCACTCGTTACGTCTGATTCATTATTTGTTTCAATGCGTGTTTTTACTCTTTGTGGGATTCTTCTCATTTAATAAATGGATATTAGTAAATTCCAAGAATATTTTACGCGATTTACTAAAGAATGGAAAGATTATGCTGTGCCAAAAAATCTACTACTAAATAATTTTTTAGATATACATACAAAGAAAAATACATATAATATTAAACTTTTTCAAATTATGTATAATGCTTCACCATTTGATATAGAAATTCTTAAAAGAAATCTAGAAAATCCTAATATCTCATCTATATGTGTTTTTTTAGTTAATTGTAACTATGATCAATTTCCAGAAAATGAAAAACTAGAAATAAAAAAAAATAATCAATGGACTGGAATAAAATTTTCAGATGTATTTACATTATTTAATGCAGGAATGATTAATATTGTATCTCTAAATAACAGTATATTTTCAACTGGATCTTTAAGTATTTGTTCTTCACTTGAAAATAATGATATCTGCGTTCTTTCTTCTAGTAAAATAAATTGTGATAGTCTTCCTCAAAATGTAAATACTTGTGATTTTTTAATTGAATCTTCTGATATATTTAACTATACAAGTATTATATTTTGTGGACAACCAGATTTTGTTGGGGATTATTATATCCATATGTTTGGTGCAGTCCATTGTTTGCTTGCAAAATTACATCGAAAGAATAAAAATATTGTTAATTTATCTAGTCATATAAAAACATATCATTTAGAAAATGGTAATGTAACTCTCGAACATAATTATGTAAATTCAAAAGATTTTATCTTATTAATGAGTTTACCATTTTCTGGAGATGCAAATGTAAAAATATTAGAATATAATCAAGATGAGTGTAAAAATCTAATAGAAAATTATGATACTAAAACTGTTTATGATATTCAACATGTTCCAAATTTTACATCCAGTTCTTTATCATTAGAAGATCAAAGTGAGATCAATAAAATGAAAAGTTTTATTTTATATACTTACAAACTAAAACAAGAAGAAATTTTTAAAGAAAAATATTATATTTTTGAAAGAGAACGTCAAGAATTTAGAAATGAAATTGAAAAAGAACGTGAAGAATTTAAAAATGATATTGAAAAACAACTTGAACAATTTAGAAATGAACATATTCAAAAAAAATTAGAAGATTTTGCATGTTTAGAAAGAGAAATTAATGTTTTAAAAGCTGAAAAACTTAAAGAATTAGAAAAAGAATTTATTTGTATTAAAGAAGAAGAACGAGAGAAATTTCAAATTAATTTTAATCAATTATTACAAGAAAAATCACAACAACTTGATAAAAAAAATAATGAATATTTCTGCATTAAAATGAAAGAAACTGATAGAGAATGTTTAATTAAAAAAGAAGATGAATTTTTAAAAATTGATGCTTTAGCTGAAGAATATTCTAATGAAAAAACTAAAGAAACTACTGAAAAACTTGAAGAAGAATTAAAAAATCTTCAACAAGTTTATGATAAAAAGTTTGAAGGAGTAAGAAATAGTTATATTGCAAATAATAAAAAAGAACTTGCAGAAGCAAATCTTGAACTTGAATTATTCTATGATAAAAATTCATATGATACTAAATTAAAAGAATATAAGCAAAATAGAGAAATAGAAATAAAAAATGAACTTGATACTATAACAAAAAATTACAATGAAGTATTACATTCAGCACATATGGAATTACTTGAAGAACAACGTGAAAAACGACTTCTTGAACATAGTAAACATAGAGATGAAATGTTAACTAATCTTAATACTGAAATTGAATTAAAACATGAAGAATTATATGAATCTTATAGTAAAGAATTAGAAAATAGAAAATTTGAAGCTTTACAAGTATTTGAAGAGAAACAAAAACATGAAATAGAAAAATTAAAACAAAAATTTGAAGAAGAACTAAAATATTTAAGAATAAATAATAAAGAAAAAACAGAAAATATTCTTAAAGAAGATAATGAAAATTTAGAAAAAGAAAGAATTAATTATCATAATAGACAATTAAAAAATATAGAAATAGATATATCTATTAAACAACAAGAAAAAATAGAAATAGAACTTAAAAAAATAAAAGAAGAAAAACTTAAAGCTATTTGTGATGAATTAGATAATTTTAAACATGAAAAACTATTTGTTTTACATCAAAAAGAAAGTGATCTTAAAACTCGTATAGCTAAAATGTTTTTTATTTTACATGAAGCATTCGGAGATATATTTCAAAAAGATTCAATTACTCAATAAAATTTTTTCTTTTTCTTGTTTAATATTTTCTGTTAAACCACCCCAAGACCACTCTTTTTTTATTGTATTATTAAAATAATTTTCAACATTATTATTTTCAATTATTATAATTTCATATTCAATTCTACCATATAAATAAATAAAATTACCAAATAAATTAAATTCACTAGCAGTTGACATATTATATTTTACAAATAAATCCCATAAATCATTAACATGATGTATAGTTAAAACATGATTTTTAAATGCAATTGTTGTTTCTCTTTGAAGAATAAATCCAGTTAGACACATAGCATCATAAGGAGTGTCTTTTTTTAAGATGAAATCTGTAGGTTTTTTCCAACATATTCCATTTCCAGCTTCATTCCATGATCTAAAAAACCAATGATATTTATTATTTGTTTTAAAATCATTAGGCGTTGTTATTTTACTTAACATTTCATCTGAATCTAATACTAAAACTTCATCTGCATCTGAATAATTATACCATGTTAATTTAATATATTGTTGCCATAAATATCCTAAACCATGTTCTACTAATTGTGGAAACTTTTTTGGTAAGGGTGTATAAAATACATTACATGGAATTATATTTAATAATTCTTTTGGAATTTCATTATTTGGGTTATAATCTGAAACAATGACAACATTTCTAAACCCTCTAGCAAATTTTAAAATACTTTTTAAACAATATTCTAGCCATATGAAATCTTTATAATATGTTTTAATAAAGATATCCGTAGTCATTTATACTAATATTTTTTTAAAAAAACATAAATAAAACAACATGGATGTCTTAAAAAATTTAAATGAAATTCCATTTGGAAATCCAACTTTTATATATTATAATGGTTTTTCTAAGTTATTTATAAATTGTAAACATGATGTTAATTTAACATCTTTTCAACCTTGGGGAGAATTTGCAATGATGGTTAAATCTGATGGTCCAATTGTAAAGTTTATAGTTGATAATACACCAGAAAATACTGCTATTATTATTTATGGAGCAGATTTTAATCATCCAATACCTGAAAAACTTTATTCTTTATTTAAAAGATGTAAAGTTATAGTTCGTTATAATGGAATACCAAATTCAATTGTTGTTCCTGGTGATGATCGATTTTTTGAAAATCCAGAATTTTATTATCCAAAAATCTCTTTAGATTTTAAAAAAAGAAAACATGAAGTATTTTGGAGAGGTTCTTGCACAGCTGAAAGAAGAAAAGATGTTGTAAATGCTTTAAAAAATATACCACAAACAAATGTTAAATTAATAAAGAATATAAATTGGCAAAATTCATATTGGAATGAAAATCCTAAATTATTTGCAGAAAGATGTGAACCAGATGAAGGTTCAAAATATACAATTTGGTTATCTATTGAAGGATGGGGATGTGCATCAGATACTACTCGTGCTCTTATGAGTGGTTGTGCAGTTATATATTTTCGTAGAACATCTCCATGGTTTAATAAATATCTAAAACATGAAGAAAATTGTATTATAATTGAAGATGATATTTTTGAATTACTATTTTATATTGGAAAGTTAATTTCAAATAAAAGTTATACTGAACAAATTGCTAGAAATGGTAAAATGTTAGCAGAACTTATTTTTAAACCTAATTTTTATAAACATTTTGTATTAGAACAACTTATTTAAAATTATTATACACAAAAATAAAATTAATTGAATTTGGTTATCCAACTCAATTAATTTTATTATTATATTTATCAATCAATTTTACAATATCTTAAATCTTAAATCTTAAAATTATAGTATATGAATTGTTAAGTATTTGATTAATTGGAGTAAGCAAGGCCACCCATACCAGACATTACACGAAGAACGTTGTAGTTGAGTGCATATACACGAACTTGGGCAGTGCGTGCACCAATTACGGTGTTTAAGGATACAGAGAGTTGAAGAGTTGCTTTATCAATACGGGAAAAGTTGCAAGAACCAGAAGGTTGGTGTTCTTCAGGGCGGAGAGCAAAAGAATATACGTTGATACCAGTAGAAGGGCAACGAGAGTGGTGTTGATAAGGTTGAACTTTATCGAAATAAGAACCTTCACGTTCAGTGAAACGGTCTTGGCCGTTTAATTGAAGTTTGGCTACTTCTACGGGATTCTTACCTTCGCAACGAATACCAGAATCTAAAATTACTTTGGCAAGTAAATAGTTGACACCAGTATCGAAATCAGCTTGTTGACCAGCAGAACCAGAAGATCCTACCATACCAGGTAAAGCGTTGGTTCCAGTTGCAAGTAAACCAGTAGCACCACCAGTTGTGCTGTCACCAAGAACTCTGGTTGGTGCAGGGCTAGTGTTGCTGCTACCAGTAGCTAATAAAGACATAATAATACCTTCAGTAGAGAAGTCATCAGAATAGTTAAAGGGTTGTTGACCACCTACAGTAGTAATCCAATCTTGGAATGAGCAATCTACAAAAGAATCACGTTGTACTACCCATTGAAGTTCTTTTACAGGGTGATTAAAGTTGAGTTGAATCTTGTTAGAAGAAGAAGTAATAGATTCAGCACCAGTGTATTGAACTTGTTCAATTAAATATTCGTGAGATTGTTGAGCAAAACGACGACGTTCTTCAGTATCAAGATATACATAATCAATGTAAACAGATGCAGCAGCTAAAGAAAGAGCGTTAGGGCGTTCAGCGTTACCATCAGTAGTTTCAGCATATACGCAGTTTTCCCAGATTTCAAAGTCTACGTTAATACGTACTTCGTGGTATTGAAGAGCAATTAAAGGAATTGCAAGACCAGGGTTACGGCAAAACCAGAATTGAAGAGGAACATATAAAGTCTTCATGGGAGTTCCAGCACGAGATACGCAAGATAAAGTAGTTTCAGAACCAGAGCAAGTTCCATCTAAAGCAAGAGCACCAGTTTGTTTAAGTAAAACTAAATCGTGAGTGTTACCAAGAAGAGCATCTAAAGACTTTACTACACCAGCTTCAGTAGATAATTGGGTCCAGATTTGCATCCAATCACCATATTGACGATCAATACGTTGACCACCAATTTCAAGTTCAACTTGTTTAATTAATCTGTGACCAATATAGTTTACCCAACGGAAAGCACTGCAAGCAGTAGTTCCAGATTTAAGAGTATTAGAACCACCAACTTCTACTTGAGGAAGAACTACAGCAAGGTAAGTCTTGTACATTAAATCAGCATTACGGTTAATTACAGCAGTTACACGTTTACCGAAATCAGCTTGACCATTAAAAGTTACTTCAATAGATTCCATGGCAAAGTTAGTGTGTCTTTTATAAAGAATTTTCCAGAAAGTAATCTGAGGATTACCGGAAATGTAGATGTCTTGTGCACCATAAGATACAAGTTGCATAAGTCCTCCGCCCATGTTGTTATACTACTAAGCAAGAAAATATATTTTGAAGAATTAAATGCCGACGACGAATCCAATCTTAATAATTTTTTTGCGTTCAATGTTTATTTTTATAACTCTAGTTTGGGGATTTAATTGGGCATTGAAAGATGCATATTGGGTAGCAATTGCTCACGACTCAATATCTTTACTTAATTTATAAAAATATTTTTAACTATTATAATAAAATGGCTTTAGGAAATTTAAAACAAATCCCAATGTATGGATTAGTATTAGTCTTATTAGCATTTTTAGTAGGATATTTTGGAGCAAGACTTCAACCTTCAATTGAAGGATTCAAATCTGGCGGTGCATCCGTATTAGTTTTAGGTTGTATTGATCCAAGATATGCACATTCATTAGCATGGTATTTAACACATACCCAAGAACTAAAAGGTGATTATGATTTATTCACCTTAGCTGGAGCAGCATTAGGTGTGGTACAAGATAGTTTCCCACATTGGGGACAAACTTTTCATGATCATGTAGGATTAGCTATAGCATTACATGACATCAAAGAAATTTGGGTATTTGATCATATGGATTGTGGAGCATATAAGAAACTAGTTCTAGGTGGTCTTGATAAACCAGATACTGATGAAAGTGTCCATGTAGAAAAACTACGAGAATTACAATCTCAATTAAAATCTAAATATCCTCAATTAGGATTCAAAGGTTACATTATATCTGTACAAGGTTCTGTACAAAATGTTATTGATTCGTAGAACCAAATCCACCAGAACCACGATTATCAAGAGCTTTAGGAAGTTCATCTAAAGAATCAACAAGTATAATTTTTTCCCATGGTAAACAAGAATGTTGACATAATTGAAATAGACGAGTTCCTTCTTTAATTTCATAATCAATAACATTCATAATATCTGCTTTAGCTTTTAATTCTCCACGATATCCAGCATCAATTAATCCAATAGAATTACATAATCTAAATGGTGTAGAAGAAATTGATGATCTTGGAAGTAAAATACAAGGTAAAGGATTTTTTTCAAGATTTGTTGCAGCAATATACATTTCAAAATTAAAAGTATATTGTTCAACTAAATATAAATTTAATTTTTTTGAAATTAAAGGAATATCAAATCCTGAATCTGTATAACGATGTTTTAAAATTTGTTCATATAACATACTTTTAATTTCAGGATTTGGAGTATAAATATGAAGCATTTTTTTTTAATTATTATAAATATTTAACAATTAAATCTCACGTCTATAAATAGGAACTTGAACTTTATCATCAAAGAATCTACATTTTTCTTTAATAGTTTTTTCAATATCTGGAATACCTTGACATTGTTGTTCAACTAATAAATTAAATTGTTCAATAGACATTATAACAAATTGTAATGGTGCTAAAGTTTCAACTTCTACATCTTCTACATACATATTATACCATTGATCTAATTCAATATTCCAATATTCTAATATACCTTCCATAACTTGTTTTTCAAGATCTAATTGTTTAGTAGGAATCATTTTTCCATCTATTAAAATACAATGATTAGGTGAAATTAAAAGATCTTTTCTTGCTCCAAATTTACCTTTAGGAATTAAAAAAGGATTAGTTTGTTCTGAAGCTGGAACATGATAAGATAAAACTTTCTTTATAGGTTTAAGACCTTTTTGTGTGATAATTAAATCTTTTTCTTTTAAAGAAGAAATTGGTTTATATCCTTCTGAAGTTAGAACTTCAGCATTAGCAAAAAAACACGGAACTACAGTTCCAGTTCCACCTGTAGGTCCAGGTGGAGGTGTAGGTCCAATAAATGCATAAGTAATAGTTGGAGGAACTGGAACTGAAATACGTCCAGTATAATATGTTTTTGTTATTGTTGTTGTTGGTGTAAAAATAGAAGATAAATCATATGTTAACATTTGTGGAGTTCCAGTTGTAACGTTAATCGCGATAACATTATCAGTCAAAATATACCAAACTAAAAATTGTTGAGGTGTTAAACTTACAGTATTTGGAACAGTTCGTTGTATATCACTATATAATTTTAATTGAAGTGTAGGAGGATTATCATAACTTAAAGTAGATTTTGTATATGTTACATTAGGATATAATGCTATAAATTCTACTGAACCAAATTCAATTATAAATGATTCAGTAAAGAAACTAAAAGAATTCAAACCTGCTTTAATCGAAATTGGAGATGCTGCATTATTAAAAGGTATTCCACGAGGAATACCTCCAATTTGACTTCCAAAAGAAGATGCATTTCCGAAAGCATCAACAGCTTGTGATACTTGAGAATAAAGAAAATTATTTTTTTTTGTTGCAGATGCCGAAGCATCTGCAGTTGCTAAAAATAAAGCACCAGAATTATATACTAAGGGAGTATTATTAGAATAGGCATCTCCACTATCATCATAATATGCAAAAGTTAAGCCTGTTATTAGACTTCCCGTTTGTGGATCATTTGGAATATAAGTAAAATCAAGATCTATAGGACCACTACCATCATAAAAAGCAAAACCAAAGGCTGAAATATTTTGTCCTAATGGTATATTAAATGTTGTTGGTCCAGACATAGGTTCTAATATATATATTCCTGTAGCTGGATCATTAGGATTGTTGTGATAGACAGCACCAATAGAAGTACTTATATAAAAATAAGTTTTTGACATTTTATATTTTAACGTATATTAAAACAATTAACGCGGCTGCTAAAATATGAACACTTAAAATTTTTAAGCCTTCTAAAAGATCTAATCTTTGTAATAATAATTGTAAAATAACACTTATAGGTGTAAAATGACCATCTAAATTTGAAGATCTAGCTATATATAAAACTGATGTATGAGCAAACCCTACTAACCATGGATTTTCATGAGTAAATATTAATGTATAACATATAACTAAAGATCCCATAAATTCTAATAAAAATTGATTCATGTTTTGTGTTTGTTATTCAAACATTAAATAAATTTTCCCATTTTAAAAAACTGATCGTAATTTACATTTCTTTCTTCAATATCAGAATAACCTTCTTTTTGTATTAATAATGATGGAAATACAACATACCATAAATCTTTTAATTTTAAAGAATTCCAATATACATCTATTGCATATAAAGGTCCTTGATTAGTTTCAATTAATTTTGTTAAACCTTCTTTTAAATTTTCTAGAAGAATTGAATAATATTTTTGATTAACAATATAAGCAGTTGTAGTTAAACAATTATAAACTCTATATGTGTGTGGATTAAATTGTGTAAATGTTGAACCTAATTGAATAACATCAAAATTTTCTTTAGAAAGTTTTTCAAGAATATGCGATCCATTTGAAAAATTAGACCATACTGCATCATCTTCAACAACTAAATAATTTTTCCATCCTTGAGAAATAGCTAATTCTAAAACTGCAATATGACTTAATGTGCATCCAATATTTCCACGTTGATGTTTTATAGCATTAAATCGTTCAATTTTTTCTTTTGGAAAGTATTTTTGAAGTTCTACAACAATACTTTCTTTACGATCAGTTCGTTTTTCTAAATTTATATATATAACTTTTTCAATAAATTCAAACATTTTATATAAATAATTTATTTTTGTATAAGCTTATTTTCATAAATATATTTGAAAAATGAAATTAATCTTTCAAGTAAAAATGGATGATACGGATAATGTGGAACTCCAAACTTTTCCATACATTCTTTTGGTGTTAATTTTCCACCCCATTTAAAATAATTCGAATCTGAAAAAAATTTATCTTTAATTTCTTGAGGCGCATTATCTATATTTTTCATTGCTTTTCTAGCTAGTAATACATAATCAATAAAAGCATCTCTTGGAGCTATCCACATATTACAACAAATTACATGAAATTTATCATTTGTAGTAGATGAATAGCCTAAAGATTCTATAATCCAACTCCATAAATCTACAAATGTTTGACCATGAGCATAAACTGCTTCTGATGGACATGGATTAGGATTATAAGCTATTGGAACAATTCTATTATTGGGTAAATTTTGTAATTGTGTAACAAATAAATCTAGATCACGTTTTCCATATTTTCTAAATACTGATGGAGTTATAAATCCAATTTTTTCAGTTTGAGGAAGATTATCAATATCAATTTGATTAAAAATTTCAGATTCATAATATTTTGAAGCTTTTTCAACTTTTAATGGAGTTATATGTGGATGATTAAATTGACTTATATCTTCATCTCTATATAAAAGATATAATGTAAGAGACATTTATTTAATTAAGTTTAGTTTAGTATAAATAGAAAATTAAACTTGATAAATAATTGTTGATAAAAATTCAACTTGTGCTTTTGTAGCTAATTCTTCATAAAATAATCCATCACCACCATATTGATGTTTCCAAAAAGAAGTTTTATTTAATTCATATGGAATAATTCCATTAGGAGTTCCAATATGACAAACTTTTATAAATGGTCCTTGTGGAAGAATATCTCGTAATTTAGTATGATTCATTCTAGCAATATATAAAACATCTTTATTTACACATTTAGTTCTTAATTCATCAAATGCTGGTAAATAAATATCATCATCATCACCATGCATAACAAAGTCACGTTTTTCCAATAATGGGGCATATTTATTACGAATACCATGCCCCCATGCACCTAATGCTGTAGGTTCACAATACTGTTTAATTTCACATTTGAAATTTTCTAAATTAAATAATGGAATTGTTGAATGACCATCAAAAACAAGGGTTAAACAATCTTGTTCTTGAAGCTGATTTTTTAAAGAATCCAACATTCTTTGTAAACTATGACGCCCAACTGTTGCAATTAAAACTTGAAAACTCATGAGAATTCTTTACTATAATCTGTGTTTTTTCTTTCTATATCGGAATATGAAGGTCGTTGAATTAATAAAGAAGGAATTACACAATACCAATTATCTTTTGCTTGCAAATGTTTCCAATATTGATCTAATGCATAAGCACCATAATTACCAGTAGTTAAAAAATTATACAATCCTTCTTTAAAGTTTTGAAGTAATACAGGATAATAATGTTCTTGAACTATATATGCAGTTGTAGTTTGTCCTGAAATTAATTTATATTCAGAAGTATATTTAGCATGAGCAATTCCTAAAGTTAAAACATCAAATGGATTTTTAACCAAATCTGAAAATAATTTTAAACTTTGTTCTGTACTTGGAGACCATACTGCGTCATCTTCAACAACTAAATAATTTTTCCATTTATTTTGAATTGCCATTTCAAGAACTGCAATATGACTTGATGTACATCCTACTCCACCATGATTGTGTTTAATAGCATTAAATCTCAAAACTTTTTCTTGAGGAATTTTAGAAAGAACTTCTTCAATTTGTGCAAGTCTATCAGTTCTATGTTCTAAATTAATGTAAATAATTTTTTCAATAAATTCAAACATTTATATCTATTACATAAACATCTTTAAAATAGTAATTTCCTTGCATTGTAGGATCATTAAACCATTTTGATGGCATAAAAATTGGACGTTCTGAATTCAAATATGCTCCCCACCATGAAAAACTTGAATTAGCACATATTGCTCCTCCGCATTGAGACATTAGATAAAGAGAATCTATTTCAGATTCTTGTATAATAGGAATATCATGAAAATATCGTTTAGAATAAGAAATATCATTTGTAAAAATTACAAAATCTTTTAAAGGTGTTTTTTCCATACATTTTTTATAATATGAAGTTAAATTAAGTTCATGAAAAGAATTTCCGTTATAATCACCTCCTCTTACATGAATAAATGTCTTTTTATTTAATTCAGGATATTTTTCTAAAATTTTTTCATTAAAATTTAATTTATTTATAAAAGATTGTTTTATATGCTCTAAATATTCATAACGTTGAAAATATCCCACATAACATGTATTTTCTGGATACATATCCCATTCTTGTTGAATCATTTTAGGATGTTCATGTATACATGATGCAGCTGTATCTTTATAAATTCCTTTCCATTCTTGAAAAATACTTTCAAAATATTGTTCAGAAGAATGTTTACTAGAAGGACTTTTTAAATCAGAAAGATAAATTTGTCTACCTGATTTATATTGAATATAATCTAAGAAACCCAATTGAAATAATTGATTTCCAAGACCACCTTGTAAATGAACAGTTATCATTTATTTAAGATGTATTATATCATTTAAATTTAAAGAAATACTTTTTCTTTTTCTGTAATACAGTTTTCTGTATCAGAATAATTTTTTATTTGTGTCATTAAACAAGGCATAACTATATACCAGTTATCATTTTTTTGTAACGAATGCCAAATTTGATCTATCGCTCCAATATTGGGATTATAAGTTTTTTCTAAAAAAATTATACTTTTGTTAAAAATATTTAATAATTTTGTGTAATAATGTTTATTTACTAAATAACCTGTAGCACAACAACATTTAAATAATTTATTTGTTTTGTTATCATATTCTACAGCAGTACCTCCAAGCATAATAACATCAAAATTATTTTGAGATAAAGTTTTTAATGTAATAATTCCTGATTCAAACTTATTCCAAACTGCATCATCTTCAACAATTAAACAATTATTCCATGAATTTTCAATTGCTAGTTTTAAAGCAGCAGCATGACTTTTTGAACATCCAAGATGGCCTCTATTTTTTTCATATATTGCATCTAATCTTATGATTTTTTCAGATCCAAAATAAGATAATTGTTTTTCGATATGTTCTCGTCTATCTTTTCGATATTCTAAATTAATGTAAATAACTTTTTCAATAAATTCCAACATTTTTATAATAGTATGTTAATAACAATTAAATAGTATTAAAATTAATATTTTCTAACAAAACATCATCTCCAATTACATTTAGAATTTTCCAATCATTACCAAATAATTCTAAGATTTGTTTTAAATTTATTTGACCCTCATATAGTTCGTTGTTACAATATTCTGTATAAACATAATGCGTATTTTTTAATGTTTCAAGTCCTCCAGAAAAAACTAAATCTTCTGCACCTTGAACATCTGCCCATATAAAATCAATCTTAGTATTTTTTAACGGTTTAAAATCGTCTAACCTACAACATTGTACTTGAATAGTTTTTGGAAATGATACCCAGTTATGCAATTTTAAATGTCCAGTTGGTTTCTTTAATGATGAAGAAAATGACCAATCTGTTTCCTGAAATAACGTTTCAGTTACCCGATTTTTTGCATTTCCTGATGATAAATGAAAATCCATTGACCCATTTATATTGGATAAAGCAAGATCATATAATTCACAAATTTTATCATTACCCAAATTTTTTATCATTTGAATATTTCTAGGATCGGGTTCAAATGAAACTATTCTAGCATTAGGATGCATTCTTCTAAACTCTTGAGTATCTGTTCCAAAATGCATTCCAACTTCAACAAATACTTTAATATCTAAACTGCCAATAAATTGTTTAATATTCATTTGTATATTATTTTTTTTACTACTTAAATAGTTGCCCAAATCATCCCCCAATCTTGTTTTAATTGTGTAAGTTTAAGTTTTGCTATAAGTTCTTCTTTGTTATATTCATATGTAGGTGGACGGTAACTATAATTATCTTGATTTTGAATGTGAAATTTTTGATATCCTAAACTTGAAAGATGATTTAAGGCATCAAAAGTTTTTTCATTCCATTCGGATGCCCATTCAAAACATATTGTTTTTACATGTTGAGTTAATGATTTTAAAACTATATTTTCTGCTCCTTCAACATCTACTTTTAAAATATCAGGAATGCCGTAATCTGAAATTAATTTATCAATTGTTATAGTTGGAACTTGTATTTTTTTATAAGAATGAACTTTATAAAAACGAGACGAAGGATCATTTAACCAAGATTCATCTAAAGTTGAAATTGGACTAGAAGAACATTCACAAAAAGTTACTGTATTGCTATTAGTTGATGTTACTGCGTAATTAAGACATAGAATATTTTTTCCTTGACAGTTTCTTTGTAATTCTTGAGTTGTTGTTGGTGATGCTTCTACACAAACAATTTTTGTTTCATGGGTATAATTTTTTAAAGCCCATAATCCAATATTAGCACCGATATCAAATAAGAGCATTTAAATTTAAAGAATAAAAAAAAGTATATCTAATAACGCAATGGAAATTATTAAAGTTTATTTAGCACATTATAATTCAGTTATATTTTTTGAAAAACAAGTTTCTTTAATTAGAAAGTTTTTTAAATTAAATCATAGAGAACAATTACAAATTTATGGATTCGTAGATTCTCCTATTGAAGCTACCAAAATATTAATGAAAAACAAATGGATAGAGTTAGATGTTATACCTATAGAATTGCCATCTAATAGACATAGCGATCCATCCCATTCTTATGGGTTAGCATTTCAGTTTATTTATGACAATTACATTATGCATGATACTTATATAAGTGTTTTTTTGGAAAACGATATATTTCCTATAGCGGATATAAATTTAAAAGAAATTACAGATTTATATGGTCTTACCACAGATGTTAGATTTTATAGTAAATATATTCCTAAAAATAGAGTTTGCCAATCTTGGATAGGTCTTCAGATTTTTAATCACAAATACTTTAAAGATAAAATTAAATATTCGGGACTTGCTGGAGTAATTACAATTCTCGATGGACAGAAAATATCAACAGATGTTGGTGGCCATAGTTATTATTGGTATAATTTAAATGAAAATTGGAAGTCTGTAAAACATATAAATCCCATTGGACAAGACCCAAATTATAATCCCTTTACTGCTAATGTATGTGAAGTTCATCAAATAGTAAACAGTATTAATCTTCCAGAAAAATTAAGAGAAGGCTACATGCCTGATTTTAATGTAACAAATTACGGAAATATCTTTATTCATTTAGTTTCTATATATAGAGATCAAACAAATAAGTTAAATGAATCAAAAATGAAATGGCTTGATAAAATGTATAATACTTTGATTGAGTAAAATAAAGTTAATCTGTTTATGTTTTTATTTTCTATCCAACACCAATTTATGCAATTAATAATTTAATATTATCTAAATTTTCAGTTGTATATTTCTGTTTAAGATTATAAATTGGTTCAATATCAGAATCTTCAATTTTTTTTATATTAGAAAGTTTATGTAATTTTTGTTTCGTAGTTAATGCTTCTAATTGATGATCATGAAATTCATCAGATAATTCAATATTCTTAAAATCTTTTAAGGCTTTTAAGAATATTTTCTTATGAAAAACTGACCCATCGAATAAAACACCATCTAAATCAAAAAGAATATTTTTTAATATCATATTATATATTAAATATTTTTTTTACCTAAACACTAGACGAGGGCTATAAATTCACGAATGGATATGATAAAGGAATATCTATATAATTTATTTTATTTGGATAATCTAGTTCATTTGGAAGAGATAAGATATTTAATGTAGGAGTAGTTTTAAAACAATCTTTATTTAAATATGTTAATTCAATAACATTAGGAATTTTATGAATAGTTCCACAACAATTATTACCATGAGCATGAATTAAATAATGTGTTTTTGTTAATTTTTCTAAACATTTAATTTTATCAGCTTGTTTATATTCTAAATTAGTATTAATTTGATGAAATTCAATTGTAATCTGTTTAATTTTTTTTAATGTTGATTCATTAGTTGATAATAACCATGGATATTCACCACCTTCAATATCCATCTTTAAAAAAATATTATTATATTTTTCAGTTAAATCAAATAAATTTGTATGTTTATCATCATTAAATGAATCTATATTTTTCTTTATGAATGTAATTTCTTTTGTATATTCATAAGGATAATCTAATATTGTTCCATCAAATCCAAAACTATTAGTTTTATTCATTTTAAATTTTTCAATAAAATCTCTTGAAAAACTTTCTTCATCTGATATACCACATGAAATATAACAATCATATTCTTCACTTTCATCTAAAAGACCAATAACATATCCTCCATCTTCATTTGCACCTAATCTAATTTTTTTATCATATTTAAAAACTTTTAAAAGATCATTTAAAGCATTCCTATTAGGAACTCTATTTAAACGATTATTATGATAAGTTTGTAAAATAGATTTCATTTATCATTGTATTAATATTAATAATTATCCAAATACTAGACGTGGAACAATATGCATAGCTTCTAATTCTTGTGTCCAAAGTTTCATTGCATAAGGAATAGTCTTCATTTCAAATTCAGTTTGAACTCCACATGTTCCACATTCATATAATGAAGCTTCTCTATTCACAACTGCAAGAACACCACAATTTTTACAAAATCCTGTACTGAATGGGTCACTCACATCCATCAATCTTTCTTTTGTAAACATTGATGTTCCATGTGACAACATACAATCACGTTCCATTTCTCCTACACGCAAACCACCATCTCTTGCTCTACCTTCACAAGGTTGACGTGTTAAAGAAACAATAGGACCTCTAGATCTAGAATGTGTTTTATCACGAACCATATGTTTTAGACGTTGATAGAATGTAGGTCCCATAAAGATTTCAGCTTCCATTAATTCACCAGTTTGACCATTATATAAAATTTCATTTCCATATGGATGCATACCAAGTTTAAGCATATGTTCACGCAAATCTTCAATTTTCAAATGTGTATAAGGTGTTCCATCACCTAAATTACCAGTTTCTGTACAAACTTTTCCAAACATAGTTTCCATTAATTGAGCAATAGTCATACGTGAAGGAACAGCATGTGGATTCATAATTAGATCTGGTCTTAGACCACTAGCAGTACAAGGCATATCTTCTTCAGGTAGAATAATACCACATGTTCCTTTTTGTCCATGTCTTGATGAAAATTTATCACCAATTTCAGGAATACGTTCAGATACTACACGAGTTTTAATAAATGGATAACCATCTGAATTTTTATCTTGCCATACACCATCAACTCTACAATTTTCAGAATTTTTATGTGTAGTTGAAGAATCTCTAAATTGATATCCATGTGCATCATTTTTCAAATTTGTTACTTTACCAATAACAATATCATTTTCTTTAATTATAGAATTTATTGCTGGCATACCATTTTCTTGAATAGCATGATAAGATGAATTTTTAAATCCACGTGTATTTTCTCTTCTAGGTTTAGAAAATTTTTCTTCTTTACCTGAAGCTACATTTCTATGTTCTTCATCTTTATAAATTGTATAATATAATGATCTAAATAGACCACGATCCAAAGCTCCTCTATTCAAAATAACAGAATCTTCTTGATTATAACCACCATAAATTCCTATAGCAACAATAGCATTAAATCCAAATGGCATTTCTTGAATTTTCATTGCATTCATCATTCTAGTTTCTACTAAAGGACGCATAGGTGAACAAAGAACATAACCATTCTTATCTAGACGTGATGCATAATTCTTTGCATACAAACCAATAGCTTGTTTACCCATAGCAGATTGATAAGTATTTCTAGGTGATTGATTATGATCTGACATTGGAATTGTTGAAGCCATATGACCTAACATTAAAGCAGGATGAATTTCACAATGTGTATGAGTTTTACTAATATCTTTTTCAAACATTGATATTAGAACATGATCAGATTCACCTGGATCAATATATTCAATATTTGCTTTAACCCATGAATCCCAATCTTGTTTTTCTGGAGGTTGAAGAATTTTTCCTTCATGAACTCTAAACAAAGGTCTAACTAATCTACCACCATCAGTTTCAATTGAAATATTATTTTTCATAATATTCCATATAATACTTGAATGTGGATGTAAAATAAAATCTTTTTTACAATCTTTTAATTTCTTAAATAATTGTTCAGGATTTTTTGTTGAACCTATTGTAACACCATTTAGAGAAATCAAAGTTTCTTCTGGAATTTTAGTTGATTTAAGCCATTCTATATCATCGCATTTTTCCAAAACTTTTAGAACAACTATAGAAGGTGTATGTTGAGAAACTGAAGTTAGCATAGATAAAGATTTTACAATACCAACAGAATGACCTTCAGGTGTTTCTACTGGACATACATATCCATATGAAGTTCCATGCAATTTACGTGGTGCTAGAAGTTTTCCTGATTTTTCTACAGGAGTTTGAATTCTTCGAAGATGACTGACAGTAGCTAGGTAAGATAATCTATTTAGAACTTGTGAAACTCCAACTTTAGTTGCAGTAGAACCTGTAGTAGGTCCAACACCTTGAACAGTAAAATTTCCTGTAGCTAAAGCTTGTTTTAATTTAGCTTCAATAGTTGAAACTTTCAAAATTTTATATAAATTATTTATATTTAGAACATCTAGAGGTTTACCTGATTTCTTCCATGTATCAATATTAACTTCATGAACAAATTTTCCACGAAAATCTTTACATACTTTTTGAAAGAGTTGTCTGAATAAATGAGTTAGCAAAGCACCTGTAGTAACTACACGTTTATTTGGATATGCATCTCTATCATCAGGTTTAATTTTATCTTCAACTGTCATAATAAGTCTTTGTATCATCAAAGAAATCAAAACACATTTTCTAGTTTCTAAGATTGTTTGTGAACTTTGATCACCTGCAAATTTAACATGTGGAAGAAGTTCAGTTTCTAGCAAAGATTTAGCATAAGCTTTTTTATCTTCTAGAGCAGTACCATATTGAAGATGATGACTCAAATATTCTAGAGCATCATTTCTATCATAAATTTTTAGATCTGCACATTCTGAAAATGATGCCATCAAATATTCATAATATTTTGTTTGAGAACCCCAAACAACTTCACATATATCTTTATCAGATTCCATACCTAAAGCACGAAATATTACTATAAGTGGAATATCTTCACGAAATCTTGGTAGACATACAGTTAGAGGTAATCCATGTCCATTAAATTTTGTTGTGAATCTAATTTCTAGTTTTTTAGGTGGCATAGTAAAAGATTCATGTAAAGATTTAAATTCTACAGAATGTGTATATCTTGCTGCAGTTTTCTTAGATGTAAATACCATTATACGATTATCTGCAACTTTTTCTTGTGAAAGAATTGTTCTTTCAGATCCATGAATAATAAAATAACCTAATGGATCATTTGGACATTCACCTAGTTCTTCAAGAGACATAGGATAATCTTTCATTAGACATAAAGAAGAACCTAACATTACAGGAATTTTTCCTAGAGAAATACCTTCAAATAATTTAGTTTCTTCATGTTTATCCATAAGTTGTTCACCTGAATATGTGCGAACAATAAATCTTACATCTACAAATAATTGCGCAGCATATGTAAAATTTCTTAATCTAGCTTCTTGTGGAAACATAGGTTTAATTCTACCAGTAGCTTCTTGAATTCTTGGTTTCATATAACTTACATTTTCAAACGTCATTCTAAATTCATATTTATATTTTTTAGTTTCAGGATCTTGTTCATGCCATACTACTATAGGTGCAGTAGATTGAATAATTAATGGAATCTTATGTCTAATAAAATCTTCAAATGATTCTAATTGATGTTCTACTAATTTTTGAACACTTTTAGTTTCATAGAAAGATTTGATTGCGTTCCAATCCATCGTATTTTTTGTAGTTCACATCCAAGTAAATCTTATATCCATTTTTAAATAAAGATGGATAAGAAAATTATTGTTCAAAAAGTAGATTCAGATGTTATACCTGCAATTACAAAAACTGTAGGAGGTATAAAACATAAAGCTCCTCTAAAAGGAATATTAAAAAAAACTTCAAAAATAAAATTAAAAGGTATTCGCGATCCTTCTTCATCTAAAAAACATACAATACGTTTATTAACTAGTAAAGGACATAAACGTCATGCTAAAACTATGAAAAGAAAAATATCAAATTTAAGTGATAAAAAGGTTACAGAAATTACTACAAATGCTGGTCTTGTAAAAAATTCAGATGTTCCATCACATTTAAAAAGACAAATTTTAGATCATGCTGTTTCAGCCGGATTTGTTTCTTTGTAAATTAAATAAGATGACATCATATTGGGGACCTTTAGGATGGATGACATTACATTCAGCAAGTATGTTATATTCTGAAAAACCATCAGATGCCGAGCGTATATTAATTGAACGTTTTGTTGATTTATTTGGAAATACAATATCATGTTTTCATTGTAAAACACATTTTTTAGCTGAACGAATAAAATATGTTCGGATATATCCAGATTATCTTAATTCAAAAAAAGATTTTATGTTATTTGTTTTTAGAATACATAATATAGTAAATAAACGTTTAGATAAACCAATTTTACAAACTGTTGAAGATTCTATAACTGTATTAAAAAATGCAAATAGTTATTCATCATTAGAATCTATGAGAAATGCATATCTTTCATATTTACAGTCAAATTGGGGAAAAGAATTTTATGCAGAAGCTCTTGCTATAAGAAGAAAAGTTCAAGAATTAATTAAAATTAATAATGAATATTTAAATCCAAGAGAAATTGATTGGTCTTATAAATTTGAAGATAATGTTTTACCTCCTGAAACTAGTGAGTCTAAAGTTAAACCATTACAAAGAAAAATTGCTGGATTTAAAAATGGTAAATTGATTTTTTAGTTATTCACTAAGATATAATCTAGAATAATAAGAAAGTATTTCACTAATTTCTTTATAATTTCCTTTTAAAGAAATTTCAAATTCTGGTATTTTACCAACACATGATTTCACTTTAATATCTATATTCCATGAATGTGTTTCTTCAGTGAAATAAATTGTAAATGTTAGACATACACCTGTTATAATATTAAATACAGATTGTTTATGTGTAATATCTTTTTCAACAATTTTTTTACCATTGAATTTCCAATGTCTAAAAGCTTTAGAAACTTTTTCATCCATTTCATCTAAAGAATAATCCAAATTTTTATATCTTCCATCTGGTAGATATAATTGAACAAAAGTTCTCAACATTTTTCTTTTAATTTTTTATAATATAACTTAAGAAATCCGTTTTATTTATTCAGAATCAGAATCTGCATATTGTGTTTGTGTTGTATAATCATTATAATCTCTAACTGCTCTATCACCATAATCACCATAATCAACTTGCATTTCAGTTCCATCTTGTGCTATAGGTAAATTACCATTTTCTACATAATCACGTTCAGTTTCATATTCTTCATCTGGAATATCAGTAGGTGAATCATAATCTTTATAAAACTTTTCACGATCTTTATTTGTAACAATAAATTCTGCAATACCTAATCTTAATAATTGATCATAAACTTCACGTTCAATATCAGTTTTAGATCGTAAAGATGCTTTAACATAATCACGTTCTTTAGTTATTAATTCAAATTCTTCAATTTCTGCATCTTTTTTAGATGTTAAAAGTATTTGTAAAGTTAAATCTGTTTTTATAGCATTAATTACTAATCTTACTAAGGGTGGTGAAGTTTTTATAGTTAATAATAAATCTAAAAATATACCTTTAGCAATATCACGTATTAATGAAGATGATTCAATTTTTAAAGTTTCTAATTTAGTTCTAAATTTTTGTTGTTCATTTAAAGGAAATGAAGAATTTCTTAAAATAGTTAAGATTTGATTAGATATTGTAATATAAGCTATTCCATCAGCAGTTTTCATAAATTCACTAAATTGTGAAATTCCTAAAGATAAATCAATATTTTTTCTAATTTCTGTTTTAGAAATTTCTTGGAATTTTGGTGTTGTTATTTGAACATTAATAATTTTATGTAAAGGTGATGGATATTTAACATCTAGTTTTAAAGGTTTATGTAAAACTAATAAACGTTTCATTCTAGTAGAAACTAAAGTTTTAAATATCTTACATGATATACCAGTTTTTTCTGGTGTAATATTAAATTTCTTTAAAGGTAATAACCATAAATTTTTATCTTCTTCTTTTGTAGGTTCAACATATCTATCTTTTGCAGCTTCAAAATTAGATTTAAAATGTTCATAAAATTTTGCAATAAAACGTTGAGCTTCTATTTTAAAATTATCAGTATCTTTTAGAATTTTACGTATTACTACAGAAATACCACCTTTAAAT